GGCAGTAAAAAAATGGAAACAACAAGTTCAGGTGTAACAGTTACAGGTGCTGTATCTATAACAGGCGATGGTAGTAATGCAGCAACATTAACAGAAAGTGGTGCTGGATTATTAACAGTAGCAACATCAGATTGTTTCATAGCTTGTTTCATATACTCCTCATGTCTTAAATTGTGAAAATCAATTGGCATTATGCACTCCCATCTGTTTTACTTTTAAAAGTTAAATTAATTATATTATCTTCACCACGTTCAATTATAACATCTTCATCATCTTCATAATCATCATCAAATATTTCAGGATAGTTTTCAAACGTGTATTCAAATATGGCTTTTTGAACTTTTGAATCTGTTTCCATAACAGGAATAGAACACAACATCATTTTTACAAATCTGTCAACACCCATGTATACATCTTTACCTACATTCTTTTTATTAGGTGTTAATACATCTATGTTAACTTCACCTGTCCATTTATTTTCTTTACTAAATGTGGGTGATATTTTTACTACAAAATCAGACATACTGTATTTCATTATGTAATTATCGTTCATTATCTTCTCCTCTGTACTTTTCGTTTTGGGAAAGCAATAAACTTTGGATGTTTGTTCTTACCCTTTTCCTCTAACCAACTCTCTGGTATAATTCTATCGTAATATTTAAAGTCATATTTGTCACACCATTGACTATATGAAGACTTAGCACCCTTACGTAATTTTCGTCTACTGTTTTCAAAGACAAATCTTATATCTAATTTAGGATGTTGTTTCTTAATTGCAAGATGCTTACGTCTATCTAACGTAGTAAACATTCCTTTAGTTTCAATTATTATACCATTGTCCAGTATAAAATCAGGTGTATAAGTTCTGTAGGCTAGGTCTTCCCACTCAATTTTAATACTCTCATACTCAAATTTTATATTAAGTTTAGTAAGTCGTTCTGAGTTAGAAAGTTCTAGCCCACTTCTGTAGCCATACTTTCGTGCTACTCTAAATTGTTTATGATTAGGCAAGATTATTCCATCGTCCTAAAGGTATTGGATTAAACTGCTTGTAACCCATTGAACGTAGTTCTTCTTGAATTAACTTATCAGCTTCTTGCCTAGCTTGCAAAGCAGAACGTAAACCTGACATGCGTTTTTCTTGATACTCTTTACGTAATGCTTTTAACTCTTCTTCTTTAAGTTTTATTTCTTCTGACAATTGTTCTAAATCTTCCATCATCTATACTCCTGCGCTAGTTCTACATATTTTATAATCTTAGGTTGTTTAGCCTGAGATTTTACTGCAGGTAATTCCTGCAAGGTAGGCCAACATGCATATCTGTAATCACAAAACCCACACGTTGTACCTAAAACTTTATTGCCTGTAGGTTTACCTCTAAATGTTTCAACCTCTGCTTCAAAACATCTTTCAAACTTATTTATTTTTAACTTGCTATAAATATTTTGTATCTTATTAACTTCAGTTTCTACATCTATAGTATTTGCTGGTACATATTTAAAGTCACCATTTGCTTTGTTGATTACCCACCATCCACCTGCTTTTAATCCAGATGCTTTGGCATAACCTGCAAGCTGTCCTATGTATCCAAATGCATCACCATCTTTTAATGTATCAAAGGACTCAAACTTATGTTTAAAAGACCAATCCGATGCTGATTTAATATCATCAACTGAACCATCTATTGCAATATCATATGTTCCTTTAATTGATGCATCTTCTAAATCTAGTGCAACACTATCTGAATCTTTGTATTCAACACCTGCTTCTTTTAATAAGCCTTTAAATACTGCTTCAACAATATCACCAAGCAACATGTTCATAACAAATGTAGTTGGTTTTGGTAAGGCAGTTTCAGGTTTGTTCTTTTCAAACCATAACTGGCAATAAGGTCTGCCAACATTTGACATACGTAATCTAAAATCTTTTGATTTAGTATGCCCAAACTGTTTTACTATTGCATCATATACATCTTTTGAAATTTGAAAAGATGTTACATCTGATATACCACCCTTTCCATTTACAACTTTTTCTAAGTATTGATGTAAAGCAATCTCTGCTCTATGATTCATTAAGCATCCTCAACATCTGATACATCAACAAAACCTTCTACGTCAGGTTTGTTATGTTTGTTCCACTCAGATAAAACATATGCATTATGAGATTCAATGTTCTCCATAAAAGAAGTAAACAACTGTTGGTCATCATCACCAATCTCAATGGAGGATTTCATATCTAACTCAGGCACTGGAACAAAGTAAGAGTTACCTGTTGGTAAGTCTCTTTTTGCAGTGGTTAAGTTTATATTATGCAACATAGGTAAACGCTTCATCCTATTTAGTTTTGAAAACACACTACCCATATTTTTAAAACCTTCTTTAGTATCTACATCCCAAATACAAGGTATGTCTTTAACAGGATGTGAATCACCACTCTCAGTTATAGCATCTGACATAGTTACTACACCATATACAACACGTGTACGTTTAATAGAACGTAACAAGTCTTTAGTTTCTTGAGGCAACGCATCAAAATCTTCTATCCAACCAGAAGGTTTGCCACAATTAAAACCACCATTGGTATCTTTCAAATCTATATTAAAAGAATCTGCCATTAAAGTTTTAATATAATTATTATTATTTGGGTCATACTTTTGATACATGAAACGCTGAATAAAAGGTCTTAAAACAGCAGTCTCTGAATAAACTGTAGTACCATTTTGTAATTCAAAACCACCAGATAAAATTTCTGCTTTTACTATTTTACCATTTAGTTCAGTTTCACCATGTAAAGGTTTTTTATTTACTTTAAATCTAGCTAAAGAAGATTTAGATTCGCTATCTGTATCATACGCAATGCCCATCATTTTTGCCATTGCTGCATAGTCATCAGTATTTATTACTGCTAAGTTACCATTCATATATTTTACTCCTATCGTTAAAAAGTTTTGTAGTTATATCACACAATGTCTTTTGTGTCAAGCCAATTTTTACCTATTTTTGCTTCTAATAATAGAGGCACATTAAAGTCTATTTCCCACTTTGAATTAATCAAATCTATTAATTCTCTATTTGTTTTATTAATAACCTCTACTACACCTTTCTCTTCATCTGGATGAACATCTATTACTATACTATCGTGTACTGTATTTACAATACATGACTTAAAATTTTGTAGCAAAGTATGTATATGTATCATCGCTAAAGGAACTATATCTGCTGTAGCAAATCCTTGTACAGGATAGTTTTTTATGTTAGTAAAGTGTGTCACACTGCCATTAGGTCTGCGTTGTACCTTTGGAAAAGAATATTGTCTACCAGATGGCACTGTGATACACCTGTTAGTTAAAGCCTCTTCAGCCAATCGGGAATGCCATACCCCGATTTTCTCGTATTTTTCTGTGAAGTGTTCATAATATGCAGCTTCAGCAGACGTGCGTCCAAATCCTGTTGCTCCGTAAAGTGGCGCGAATGTATGTGCTTTTGCTTCTTGGCGACTCGTCTTCTGACCAGCGTTACTAATAACTTTGGCAGTGTAACTATGAACATCAAAACCTGTTTTAACTTCTTCAATTGCAACTCCATCTTGTGAAAGGAATGCTGCTACACGAAACTCAAGTTGTGCAAAGTCAGCTTCCATTATTTTACCATCTTCCCATCGTGATACAAACACTCTCTTAACAGGGAACGTACCACCTCTAGGCATGTTCTGCATATTAGGATTAGAACCTGACAACCTGCCAGTGGCAGTTCTATGTTGCATTAAGCTAACATGGAGCATACCATCTGGCTTAGTGAATGCTTCAATACCAGTTACATAAGTTGATATGTAAGATTCAACAGCATTTAACCTAATAACTTTTGACAGAAAAGATTCTGCTTTTGTCATACCTCTTGACTTAGCTTGCCTTTCTAAATGTTTTAAGCTATCTTTACCTGTACTAAATCCATTTGCACTAGCCCACTTAGAAGAGGGTGGCATAAACTTTAATCCTGCAACTTGTTTGGTACTGTTGTATATAAAACCATCTGCTTTACAAGCAATGCACTTATTATCTTTTGCATATGGTGTGCCATCTTTTTTAGTTTTACGAACATATCCTTTTCCATTACAGATATTACATTTTTCAGCCAGTGTTTTGTACACTACATCTGTTTGTAATCTGATTAAGTCTCGCCACTCTCTATCTCTCATGTATTCACCATACGAATTAGCCCACACATTTTTGTCTTGTGGTTTTCTTGAATACACTACCCAAGATAATTGTTCAGGACTACTTAAATTAATCTTAGTGTCTCCCATTAAATCTTGAGTTTCTTTATATAGTTCTTTTGTTAACTGTTCTTTTTCTTGTTCATACTCCTTTCTAACTTCTTGTAGTTTATTTAAATCAACTTTAATACCATTGATATACATATGTGATAGTACTTTACACAAAGAGTTAGTTAAATCTACTGTCTTAATAAGCGATGAATACTCTTTTGTATTTAACTTATTCCACTGTAAATCTGACAACTCTTGAGTAGCTTTTACATCAGTCATACAATATTCTTTTAATTCATCTACTGGTATCTCACTTGTTCTATAACCCTTATCATAGTATTGTTTAAGAGTATCTAACTTACGAGTTAAGTTGTGTCTTTCAGCACACGCTGATAAACTTAAACTTCCTTGTTTATCTCCACGTTGTAATACATACTCTACTAACATGGTATCCCATATAGGACCATCGTATTTAAAACCACACTCCCATAACCAAGCTAATTCAAATGATGCATTGTGACATATTAATACAGTAGCTTTATCTAACCACTCTTGAACAAAATCAAAACCTTTCGGAGTAGGTGAAGAAACATCATGGTCAAATACGTAACATTCTTTTTGACCTGTATCTGACATAAGACCAACCATTACTAAACAATTGTTTGCTTCAAAAGGATCAAGGTGTAGTTTACCATTTTTTTCTGACGTGTTTGTTTCTATATCAAGTGTTACTTTCATTAATTCTTTCCTCGTGTTTTTCTAAATAACTAATTGCATTTTTAAAAAATTGT